AAACAAAAGATAATAAAGTTGTAGCCTATTGGATTAGAAATAGTTATGCGGATTATAAGCGGATTGAGGCTTATAATTCGATAGGTCAGGAAGTTGCATTCTTAGTATACGGGTTACGTTACAGAATTGATAATAACAGAGGTATTCCATTGATTTCCACCGTATTAAATACGCTCGGAAATCTTGACAGGTATAAAGTGGCTACGGTTGCATCCGCTGAAGAGCGTGCTAAGATAGTGTATCAAATTGTGCATCAAGAATATAGCTCTGGGGAATCTCCGCTTGCGAAAAATATAGTGAGAGCATTCAATGTTGATGCAGAACAGAACGTTCCATCTGATTCTGATGGTAATCTACTTGCTAACAATGTAGCTGCTACAACGAATAAACAAACATTCAACATGCCTCAAGGTTCGGAAATGAAAGCCCTGGACTCCAAGCAGGAGTTGAGCTTTAAGGATTTCTATACCACTAATGTGGGGCTTATATGTGCAACTGTTGGCATCCCTCCGGAGGTAGCATTGTCGAAATACGATAGCAATTTTTCTGCGTCAAGGGCTGCACTGAAAGATTGGGAACACACCATAAATGTTGAGCGTGAAGACTTTACATTTCAATTTTACCAAAAAATATACGATTTTTGGTTTGAAATTCAAGTATTGCAGAATAATATACAGGCTCCGGGCTATATTGAAGCCATGGCAACTCGTAACAATGAGGTTATTGATTCGTACAGAAATGCCCGATTCGTTGGTGCGAATGTTCCACACATTGACCCGCTTAAAGAGGTAAATGCTGAACGGGCTAAATTAGGCAAGTCCGGACAGTCTCTACCGCTCACGACTGCTGAAGCAGCGACAGAGGCATTGAATGGCGGTGAGTTTTCAACTAATATCGAGAAGTATTCTCAAGAATTGCAGAGCATGAAAGACAAAAAAATTGAAGAGCCTAAACAAATTGACTGAGCCAGTTGATCTTAGCTTGTTCTATTTCTTCTATTGTCCAGTTTATTTCTGCACATACAGTTATTTCTTGCTCGTTTTCCTTATATTCTTTTTTTAATAATTTCAATTTATGTTGCATTTCTTGAATTTTGCAGTTCAATATATATTGATCGTTACCCATGTCGCGGATACAGCCTGCTTCTTCTAAAAAATATGTCCAATGCCTTTTCATAATTTTTTGTTTTTTATTGTTTTTGACGAGGTAAAGATAATACGCTAATCCGTATTTACCAAATATTTTTATATGTTGTAAAACATATAAAAATTATAGGCATTATAATATAATATGTTATATATTTGTCTCAATATTTTTAAAAAAATGGCCAAAGATATATTGATCTATAATAATATTGACAGTTATTCAGCTACAAGATTCATTGAGCAAATAAATGAATCGGAGCAAAATGCTGAAGATATAGTAGTTAGAATCAATACAGATGGCGGCGATCCTCAGTATGGCTGGGGTATGATTGCAAAATTTCAAGAAATTAAGGGCAATAAATTAGTAAAAGTTGACGGCAAAGCCTTTTCAATGGGCTTATACTTCTTATGCTATTGCGATGATTCAGAAGCCCTTGATGTTAGTACATTCGTTCTTCACAGAGCAGCTTATCGCGAATGGTTTGAAAAGGATCCTAATTTATTTACTGAGCAAGCTAAGAAAGACTTGAAAACTATAAATGACGCTTTAAAAAAGGCATTTATTGCAAAAGTTGACGTTGAGAAATTTGAAGAAATAAAAGGGATAAAAATTGATCAAATATTTTCAATTGATTCCCGCATCGATGTCATGCTCACAGCTAAAGAATCGAAACAAATAGGCCTTATTAATAGGATTATTCCTATTACTCCGAAAATAAAAGCAGAAGTTGAGGATAATATGTCTTCTATTTCAGCTAATTACATTAAAAATAAAGAAGAAAAAAATAACTTAAATAATGATAAAATGAACTTGGAAGAATTGAAATTAAAGCATCCTGAATTGTTTGCTCAAATTGTAAAAAATGCTACAGACACTGAACGTGAAAGGGTTGCATCATGGTTAGTATTTTTAGATATTGATGCTAAAGCAGTTAAAGAAGGCATCGAAAAAGGCGAGGCTTTAGGAGTAAAAACTATGGCTGAATTTACTCGTAAGTCAATGAGTGCTGAAGTTTTGAAAAAGATTGAAGGCGAAAATCCGGGTAGAATTGAGACACAAGAAACTGGCAAGCCAAAAACAGAAGCCGAAAAAAATCTTGAAGCATTTGAAAGTGAATTAAAAAAATTAAATCAAAAATAATATGAGTACAGGAACTGTTGTTAATTCGACAAGTAACCAATTGCACGTTGATTATGACGTGTCTAAGGTTTTCGTATTCGGAAATCGTTATAATAAAGGATTATACGACGAGCCTTCAAGTGGTGCAGAATATACGCTTTTGCAAGGAACTATATTAGGTCGCATTGCTGCGACTGGTAAGTTGAAGATATGTTCTGTAGCATCTACAGATGGCAGCCAATTCCCAATTGGAGTTGTGAAAGAATCAGTTACAATGGCATCTGGAGCAACCAGTGTATCAGTGTCTTATTGCATTAAGGGCGATGTAGTTGAAGAAAAATTGCTATTCGCTGGTTCTGAGACACTTAATAGCATTGTAACAGTTGAAGATGGCTCAACTCCAGCTGGAGATACTACATACACCAAGAGGTTGCGTGACTTAATACAATCAATTGGTATAGTGTTAGTTGCCTCAACAGAAATGACTTTATTTGATAATCAATAAAATTAAATATAATGGCAAATATTAGCACAATTGATGCAAGAGGAATTTTCACAAAAACGCTCATTGCGATATATAAAGAAAAATCAATGCCGACAGCATTTTTGAGGTCATTCTTCCCATCAGTAGAATCAAACTCAAAAGAAATATCAATTGAAGTCCAGAGAGGATTTGAGATGATAGCTGTTGATGTAGAGAGAGGGACTGAAGGTAATCGTAACTCATTCAGCAAAGCTACAGAGAAAATTATTATTCCTCCTTATTATCGTGAATATTTTGATGCAACTGAATTAGATTTTTACGATCGTCTGTTCACTGAAAGCGGTGTTGTTGACGAAATTACATTCAATGATTGGATTACAACTGTTGTCGAGAAATTGATGTTATTGCAATATAAGATTGAAAGATCTTACGAATTGCAATGCTCTCAGGTGCTTACTACAGGTATTGTAACTCTTGTCAATGGAACTAATATTGATTTCAAAAGAAAGGCTGCCTCTCTTGTTGACAAGACAGCTGGATACTATTGGGCTACTTCAACTATTGATCCGGATGAAGACTTGAAAAATGCATGCACATTCATTCGCACCAAGGGTAAATCTCAAGGAGGTGTATATAATGCTATTTTCGGCGAATCAGCTTTCACAGCTTACATGAATAATGCAGTTATTAAGGCTCGTCAAGGTCTCTACAACATTGATTTAGGCATGATTCGTCAGCCTCAACGTGATGCAACTGGCGGAGTGCTACATGGTCAGATATCAGCTGGCCCGTATAAGTTAAATATGTGGTCATATCCAGAGTATTATGATGCTTCATCGACATCCTTAAATAATCCATATTTGAATTCAAAAAAGGTTATCGTAGTTCCTGAAGCTCCGAAATTCAAATTAGCATTCGCCGCAGTACCACAATTGCTTGGAAATAAGGCTAATGTTGGTGCTGGATTGTCTGGAAAAAGAGGAGCCTATCTTGTTGGTGAATTCTTGGACGAAAGAAATTCAAGCCATATCGTTGACATTAAATCAGCTGGAATTGCTGTACCGGTGGCAGTTGATCAAATATATACAGTTCAGGTAGTTGCTTAGTTTTTGTGTGAGTTTTATTAGTTTTTAGAGCAGGATTAAATCCTGCTCTTTTTTAAAAATTTTAAAAAAAGTAGAAAATGGCTAAATTTTATAAAGTATTAGCTCTCAGCGTAGGAGCTTTAAATAACAAAATATTGTCAAGCGGAGACGTTGTCGAAGAAGGAGCATTTCCAGCCGATAACATTGCTAAATTAGTTGAACAAGGATTTATTGTTGAGACTGAGCCAGTTAAGGAAAAGCAGACTAAAAAAACTAAGAAAGACAATGACATCAATTCTGGAAAGAGCAAGAATTGATACTCAGTCTATTATAACGAATACGGCTGATTTTAGCGTAGCTATTACGCTAAAAAATCCGTCTGGTACTATTACAGCAGTTGTTTCAGGGATTGCATCTAAGCACCATATATCAATTGATACTCAAGGTAATGTAGTTAATGCGAGGACGGCTAAAGTTACATTTTGCGAAAAACAATTAACAGACTTAGCTTATCCGGTTAGAACATCTGGTGAAGTCACATTAATAAAGCATATTATTGAATATCAGGATAGTACAAATGTCGCAAAAAAATATATTATTAGAGAAACATTTCCTGATGAGACATTAGGTATAATAGTTTGTATTTTAGGTGATTACGAATAAAAAATGGCAGCAAAATTAACATTGAAAATAACTGCTTCAAATTTCGAATTAATTCGAGATAGAATTTGTGAGATTCTTTCATTAGAACTTCACAATCAAGCCATTATGACTCCCGCTGAGCCGTTGATTGATGCTGCGATTTGGAAAGAAAGAAATATTGCTTTTGATTTGACGGAAATGCCAGCAGTAAATGTCTCATTCTCAAAAGGTAATAATGATCAGAAATTTTCAAAATATGATACATTTACATATTCGTATTTTATTGATATTTTTACAAAATCAAAAAGTTCTTCAATAAATAAAGGTGATGAATTGTCTTCAACAATTAACCAAAGAATTTTAGGGATTATTTCAAGAATTCTGAGTAATCCGCAATATAATACACTGGATTTCAGCAAGCCATCTATTGCGAATGTGAGTATATCTGAAATGTCAATGGCTGATTCCAAAAATAATGAAGATGCCGTAAGTGTTTCAATGTCAAGGCTTATATTAGATGTAACCACAACCGAATCTAATCAATTGCAGACCTCAACGCTTTTAGCTCAAAGTTATTCCAAAATCACAGTAAATCAAACAAATAAAGGTTATCAATATATATTATTACAAGGAGATTAATAAATGTCAAAATCAACAATAGTTACTAAGTTAATTAATGGCGGTGTCCACGTTAATAAGAATGGTAATGAGTTCATCCTCAGCCAGTATCTTGTGCCAGCAAGAGGTATTGACGTTGTTTACATCAACGATGGTAATGGTTCGAGAGTTGACGAATTCACTATTGACGAAACATTGAAGGTAGTTAGGAATGACGGAACTGAAGTAACTATAACCAATGCGGCATTGCTTTTCAGCGAGTTATCAACTTATTTTTTCACAAGCGTATCTGAGCCCGGTTCAGCTATTACTAATCAAGTTGTTATAGCTGCATTATTGTTGCAATCTAACTGGGTTAATGGCGAATTCGTTGATCCTGGAGGAATTATAGCCGTATTGAGAGAAGGTGACTATCATCTTGATATTGACAATTTTGTAAAGTATGAATATCTTTCAGGAAAAGTTATTAGATTAAGTTTCAATAATTTATAAAAAATGAAAAAAATAATATTATTATCATTGGTATTGTGCTCATTTACAGTATTTTGTCAAGATACTGTAAAAGTTATTGGATTTAAATCAATGAAAATTCTAAAACCTGACGCTGGTTATGGCCAGGATAGTGCATTATGTTATCTTGTTAAAAATGCGAACGTCAATGGTATAGCGGGTTTTATTGCGATAGTTGGTACTGATAGTATGTTCTTAACAATATCAGATGATAGCATCCGATTATATGGTAATAAGCCGGTATCTATCAACGGGCATCCAGTGCTAGATACGACTTCTCTGAGTAATAGAATAGACTTGAAAGCAGATTCGACAGATAATGCTACCCGTACATGGGTAAGTAATCAGGACTATCTTATTGGTAATGATACTACTAACCTGTCAGATAGCTTACGTTCAGCCTGGATAACTAAATTGCAATTATCGGATAGTGCCGGAAACTTTATAACCCCTTATGATACAGTTGGTATGAGTGTCTGGATTTCTGCTTTTTTAGCAAGATTAGATTCAGGGAAGGTAAGCACATTAACAGATACAATATGGGAATCACTTACTATAATAGATGAATTAAAAGTATTATCACATATCACAAGTCCTGATTTCTCATTCTGGGATGGTTCGATAATTAATGGCGTAATTAAGTCCCGTGCAGCAAGTTCAATAGAATACTGGTTGCAAGATACTGCGGGGACATTAGCCCTGTTGTATAATGCCAAAATCGGGGCAGACACAATACAAGCTAACTTGGTTCAATTTATTAATATGGTTGCAAATACAATAAGTTCGGCAACAGCTTTAGACTTCACAACTGCTTCCGGCAACTCAATCATGTCAGTTGATAGCACACAAACTCAGTTTTATGAAAACGTTTTTTTTGAGAAAACAATATCCACGGATAATTCGTTAATTATAACAGATGCAAGTGGAGCTGATTCAACGGTATTCCGTGACGATGGAACTAATTTTAGAATAGATAACGATAATCAGATAAAAATATCTATTATTCCTGAGACCTCAACGGCGGATAGTATAGTGGTTGTAGAAGATGGAATTTTAAAGAAGCAAAAGGGTGTAAGTATTACTGCTGATACGTTTCAGACATTTCATGTTGATAGCTTATATGTTAATGATTACTTGTATATGAACGGTTCTCAAGTTATTTATGGCACATATACGTTACTGGATGGTGGCTCAATAGTATTGCCAGCCGGAACATCGGGAATGATGAAATGTATGATTGGTAATAATCTTGCAGGTGTAGAATTCAGTTATGCTACTGATGGTACATTTAGATATTCCGACAGTTGGGGGGCTGTATTCTTCACCGATTCCGGGACTGGATTGCGTGTTTACGATAGTGGAACAAGTGTAACAATCAAATATGTCGGAAGTGCTGAAGAATTGAAAATACAAGGCAATCTGTGAAATTAATATTAACCATATTACTATTATTTTCGCTTAATTGCTTTTCGCAAATAGGCTTATATACAGCTCCATGCAATAAGTTAATAGGCTTTGATACTGATTTGTATTTACCTGATACAATATATGTTGCTCAAGGTAATTCAGTCAAGATATACAATGATAATGTCGCATACATTCCAGCGAGTAAGCATGGTAGGTGTACGTTTCAATGGGTTACAGTGATAGGTAACGTTATTGCAGACTATTTAAATGTAAATACAACAGGGCTTGGTAATTATTTAACAAAGATATATGCAGTTAATTCTATTGGAACTTATTGTGATTCTGCTTCTACTATAATTAAAGTTGAGCCAAAAATTGCACTAGGAAATAAAACTATTCTACCTATTGGTAATAGCTTAACGGCTCTTGGATGGCAGTATTGCAGACCAGTAATAGATGATAGCTTAGATGTCACATTAACAAGCATTGGCACAATAGGAGTTACTCCTAATGAGAATGAAGGACATAGTGGTTGGACAACAGCCACATTCTTGGGAGCTACTTCTCCATTCTATATCGGCGGCGTTATCAATGTGCCTCAATATTTGATTAATAACTCACTTGCGACACCTGATGTTAT